TTACAATTGGAGTGTAACATAAATGGCTTTTTTATTTGTCTCGCTTAATTATACAAACGGCGTATTATAATAATTTTATTTGCTCCTTAATTAGTAACGAACTACTCTAAATTGCTAGCAATAATTACGGTATCTAGCTTAAAATAAAAAAACACCTCAAATGAGGTGTTTAAAGTTCAACATTATTTTACAATATTTACTGCTTGAGGGCCACGTTGACCTTCTTCAATATCATAAGTAACTGCTTGGCCTTCATCTAAAGACTTGAAGCCTTCTCCCTGGATCGCTGAGAAATGTGCAAATACGTCATTTCCATCTTCTCCAGTGATAAATCCAAAACCTTTGTCTGAGTTAAACCATTTTACTGTACCGTTATTCATATATATTTCCTCCTGATACGTATATAATACGTGTTTTGTTGCAATTAATATTACTTTGTAAAAGGAGTTTTTATAGTGTGAATATATCGCTCAGATTACGTTTCAAATTAGATTACTTGTTTAGTATAACACGAATGTAATGGTAACACAAGGCTAACACGATTTAATATAAAGAACTATATTTAAGCATTTAGAAGAGTTAATTTCAGAACGAAAATACAAATACAATACTGATTAAAATTAAATAAAAAAACCACCTTTTGGAGGTGGCCCACAAGGGACGGCGTACTTACATTACGCTTAATAATTATTATCGTATTCCTTGTGTCGGCAGTGCGAAATTAATTCGCCTGTAAGTTAATCATAAAGTAACTATCTGCTAAATGCAATAGTTATGCTTAAAAAAATTTAGCTTATTTTTTAAGGCAACCTCATACAAGAATGTTCCGGTATATTTCTCATTTCTCTGTTATCAATCTTGAACGATGTCCATAATCTGTTTGCCAATATATCACTAGCTTGTATCAAATAATTATGTTTAGAATCGCAATAAGACACATTTATTTCTAACTTACCTTTCCAAATAGGTTCATAAAATACACCATAATTAAAATTATGAACACCATTTTTTAGTTCTTCATATACTGATTCCTCAAAATTATGATAGCCATTACTTGCAGTGGCTTGCTCATCCACACAGATACATAGCTTTAAGTCGTCCTCTGGATTCAATAATCCTCTATTTATCAGCAACTTAATTTTTTCTTTGACCAGTCTTTTTAATACATAATCTTTATATCTGTGTATTGATTTTTTATGATCTAAAATATTTGACTGTACCCTTTTGATATCAACTGTTAATCCCATACTATGTTCGTTTTTTAAAACCCTGTATAATTCGTATTTTTCACTTTTATCTAAATAACAAGCTTTTAATTCTTCTCTGTTACCTCGTTTGGTTTGGATTCGTTGAACCACTTTTTTATATTTTCTTTTTGCAATTTCTTTATTATCCTTGCCAATGAATGCGTATCCAGCGTAGACAAAAAATCTATTAGGTGCATTCCTATGCAAGACGCCTGAATCATCAAAAAATAAATGTAATTCTTCCAACAGCCGCTTCTCCGATCATTTGTTATAAATATATGTTAATTTTACATCTTAGCCGTCTTTATAACAATAACTAAAATTGCAGATGTAGCCTAATTATATGTACTGCCCCTCAACGAGGGGCCATTTTTTATCGTTGCGGAATATTTAAATACCAGCGTTTATCATGAAAATCTTGTGCTCCGCCTTTAGTGTTCCCTTCTGGATCATTCGTTGCCCGCATCATTACATAGACTTTCTTATTAGGAAAATTACGCATATTGAAAGATACATGATAACCAACATTTCCAGAAGTATTATAAGCTTGGTTTACATCTGGTCTATAAATTCCATCAGCTCTTACTCGAGCTAATTCTTTCCCAGTATTGTAGTCCATAATGAAAATATACTCGTATTTATAGTTAGCAATGTGCCATCCAGCCACATGCAAGTTTGCGTTTTCGATTTCTCCAAACTGATCAATGTGGGCGTAATTTGTTCCATCTGTTAGTGTAGGATTTGCAGCACCTGCTCTAGTTGGATCAATGACTGGTTTATCATCTGAAGTAGTTGGATTTTCATCGGTAAATCCATGAGCTAAATCATATGCTAATTTTTCTTTACTTACGCCCATTTCAGAAAGATAACCGTAAGGATCTGTATGATCGCCCCAAATATTTTGCGTTACCCATAAATGCGATTTGATTCCTGGTTGGTTATAAGGCGTGTCCAATGTTAGTGGAATACCATATTTTATTGCTGAATATCTAGCCAATTCAACGTATGCCTTGTAGTTTTTCTCAAACGTCGCTTTATCATGTGTGTGTTGTAACTCAATCTGCACGGGACTGTTAGCATTAGCATACGAACCAGCACCGTACTGTACATAACCAGGTTGTCCAACTTGGTAAACAATTCCACCGTCTCCCACAATATAAGCAGTATAAGCACTAGTCCATGAACGTTGCATATATTGCGCTTCATTGCGTCCTGTTGCTGTTTCATTAGCCGTTTCATGCAGTAAAATATACTGATTATTTGCTACTTGTGAGCTACCTTCATTTACACCTAAATTAAATTCATTGTTGATCGTATAGGCAAATCCATTAATTGGCAATAAAAAAAGAGCCATTAATAGGCTCATCGCAGTAATAGTAATTTTCTTTTTCATTGATCATCTACTCCTTTAATTATTAGTTTTTTTATCAAAAACTAAATTATACTTAAACAAAAAGACACGATATAAATCGTGTCTAAACATTAATATATTATGAAAATAAAAATATTTGATTTTGCTATTTTTCTTTTTCTTCTACCCTAATAGAGTCCACTCCCCAATATGCAGCAACACTTCTATTTCTCTCATTATTTTTATCTGAAGTAATATCATTACCATTGTAAACTGGATAAATAGTTTGTGGCTTGTAATTTAATGGTGGAACAACTATATCCATTTCACCATTCTTAATTTGCCTTTTAATAGATTCATTTTGATTATTGTAACTTACATAGTTTTTATATATGTCAGCAGTTCCATTGAAAAAAAGTAATAAAAAACTAATCATTAAATAACTGAAGATCATAGAAAAAACAACTTTATTGATTTTATCAAAATTTGTTAGCAATTCAAAAAGACTAATTACTATAGATATGAAAATAAAAATAATCCCCCCAAAATAAGACCTAGACCAAGATAACGCGGTTGGAGAAATAGTAAGAACTCCTATTGTCAATATGCCACCAACGAAAAACAATGAACTTAAAATATTACTAATTGTTAAACTACTATTTAAGTATGATAAAACAATCAAAGCTAATGCTATCGTTAGAGGAAACATTGCATTTTCCTGTAATGCACGACTGATTGCAGGTATTGCATCAAGAATTTTCCAAAAGATTGAAAGATTACTTCTATCAAAATAAGTAGCCCTGATGTCGTTGCCAGGTGCCATTACCATAAAAAGAAAACCTACAATATTTCCAACAATACCAGCAATCATCCATTTTTCTATTTTTTTATTCTTATAAAAATACGAAAGAGCAGTATATGCTACAACAATGAACAATGTGCCTCCAGAGGTATTTTCATTACACCAACCAGCTATTATTCCCAAAAGAAGCATCCCTATTGTCTTAAAAAAACTATTATTTTGTTCTTTAGATTCTGTTATATATCGATGGTAAACCAGAATAAAAGATAACATAATGACCATTGCAGTGAGATAATTCACAGAACCAGCCATCCACAAGTAAACATTATTGAAAGCTGGAGTAAATATCCACATTAATGAAAATATGATAAACCCTTTTAGATAAACATTTTTAGTAGCCCGATCTTTTATTATGGAAGAAAACATAATAATTTGATAAACCAATATAGAAAACATGCAAGAATTATATATATTAAAATATATTTTTGGTAGTTTAGTAAAAAAGCGAAAAATAACGTGGACTACTGATCTACCAGTCCATGTCATATATTGTTGATATTCGTCAGATAAAATTGTTTTTATACTTGAGGTTTTTACAAAATAAGAATAATCGTCGTGTACCAAAGGGGACATACTATTCAAAATAAGCATAAATACAAAAATACAAAATAAAACAATAAATAAATGTCTGTCGCTCTTAATTTTTTTAATCATACCAAACAATTAGCTCCTCTTTATTTCAAAATATAACTTAGTATAACATAAATTTATTATTTGGCAGCGTCAAATTAAAGCATACAGAATATATATTCCAACAAATAATTTGTACTATTTTTCAAATCAAGTAGCACTTATCCATCAAATGATTTTCTATATCTGAATGTTCAGTTTAGTCCATTTCTTTCTCCTATTGTAATTTCTCGTGAATCTTCTCTACGGTACTCTTGATTGTCTCTACATCACCCAAAGCGTTCGTTAATTTGTCGATAGTATCTTGATACCGTTCTTCTCTTGTATTGTTCTGTTTCATTACCCAAACAAGTAAGCCGACAAACAATACTGCAAAACTTATTTGTTCAGGATTTGAAAGCAACGACTCCAACAATTTATCCATGCTTCATCACTCACCCCTTTCATTGCACAATAAAAACACCCTCCTTTGAGCGTGTTGGTAGCAAAATTAGTATTTTATACAGGTTTTACTTCTGATATTTTTAAGGATAATAGTTGTAGATGGAACATCTTTGCTGCGGCATCTATCCCTAAAGTAAATTCTACTTTATCTCCTGCGACTAAAGTGTGAACGTACTGACCAGCTTGAGATGTCATATAGTTTAAATTGGCACTACTACCTACATTAGCAAAGTTAGTATCACTTCCATTTTTTCTAATTTTTACATAAGCAAATTTGAACGTATTGTTTCCATGCAATTTTACAGAACCTTCGAAAAATAAAACACAGTTTCTAGTTGCGGTTAAGGTAATCCCATCACTACTTATCGTATATGGTAAATCACTAGCTGTGTGAGCAAAGTCCGTAGCTACAAGAGCCCCTATTGGTATTTTTGTCCCATCTGGTGAATCTGTTAAGTCTCTACCTTCACTGTAAATAGCGTATAGTGGCATTGCATCACTAATAGTTTTAATGTTAGTTATGTTAGTGGCTATCTTAGAAGTATTGGCAGTTACTTTTTTATCAACTTCATTAATTGAAGCTGTCAACTGCGAATTAATCTCCGATACTTTCCCATCGGTATAATTGTTTGCTTTGCCTGTGATTTCAGAAATTTTAACATCTGTAGCAAGATTGTCTTCGACATATTCTGGTGCTAGATCCCATACATAATCTTTTGGGTTGTTTGAGTCTCGCATACCGATTCCTCGGTATTTATATTGCTCAATATTCGGGGTTCGGGTGTCCCCTTTTTCGATCTTGAGCCAGTCAATTTGACATGCTCCTACTGTAGCTTGTGGCAATTGATAAATACTTAAGTCATGAGTTACCCCTGCGTTAATATGGGCTTGTGTAACTGTAAAAGATAATGACCATTCGTCTGTTTTACCTTCAACTGGTATCATATTACCAACACCAAGAGTTCCACCTTTTATATAAACACCAAAAGTTTGTGTAGCTGGTTTAGTAGCTTTCATAGTTACTGTGTAAGTTTGGTTAGCCTGATAATTTTCTATATTGGAAGCTGTATATGTTGCATAAGCACTTGTTTTAATAGGATAATTAATAGTTTTATTAGCAATATTTTCTCCCAAAGCCATCTTACTCAAATAATATGGTGCATCAAGTAAGTTAGGCTGGTACGGGGTGGCTGTTGAGCCTTCTTCGATTTTGATGTTATAGCCTAAATAGCCTGTACATGCACCAGCTGAATCATTAAACCACAAAGATATTCTAGACTCTTCTGTAGTCACAAAATTAGCAGCTGTAGTAAACGTAACGCTATAGGTCGTTCTATTGGTACCCACAGGTTTGTTTATAAGCGCCCAAACAGACCTTACTTCTGTTCCCTCTCTTAATCGAATATTACAAGATATCGCGCCAGATGGCACTTCCATATCCGCCCATATATCAACGCTGAGAGAATAAGTTTTGTTTGGTAACAATGTGCGGAGGTTTAATAGTTTTCCAGCCGGAGGCGCATCTGCAGTTCTTGTAACCGCAATGTGGTCTACTCCATCTTTAGCGGTGTAACCAGTTTGAGAGCCATTGTTGTAAAAATCATTAAAACCTACATTAGGCGCAATATTAGGGTTCCCCGAATAATCATAGCCCCCGAAGTCGATGCTGTTACTGTACATGACTTGCAAGTTACCTAATTTAGAAATTTCTTCTTTCAGAGCATCTAACTTGTCTTGTAGCGTTTTAGCTTGACCAGTTAAATCAGTAATCTGTTGATTTAAGCTATCCACTCTACCTTTAATTTCAGCCATAAAAGCATCAAAAGTTTCGTTATACTTTCGAATCAACTCTTCCAATTGCGAAACGTATTCATCGGCTTGGCCTTGCGAAATGTCAGACACTCCTAGTGAGAAAAAAATGATGTCTTGCGTTGTTAAAATTTGATTACCTTTTCTATATTCTACGTAGCAGTGTTTATAATATCCTGCTTCACTCATAAATGTGCCATCAAGAGAAAATATGACTTCTTCACTAGTTACGCTAGTTGCAACACTATCTACATAACGGTTAGATGGTGTTGTTCCTTTTAAAGTAAATGTTCCGCCACTCGTATCCATCTGCAAGCCATTTAAAAATGGTTTAACAGTCACCGTAATCCCTTTATCACCTTGACGAGCCATAATAGCTTTGGTGTAGTTTAATTCTTTGCTGAAATCTAAAGCCAAATTATATAAACTGCTAGCCATTTATATACCTCCTTGTCTTCGTTTTAAAAACGTTTTTGGTCAAGCACTGTGCTATCATATGCTGTATCCTCTTTTAATCTAATATCTTCATACCCTAGACGGTGTGCCACTAAATTCCATCTAACTAATACGTTTGGCTTACTAGTTTCAATGATGAAATGGTCAATATCTTCATGAGTAACAGCACACAAAACTAGTTCTGTAGGTGTCACATGTGTCATATACCGACTTAGATTTACTGTCTCAGCAAACATGGGGTCAATATCAACACGAACTTTACCATCGTCACCTGTAACGGCTTCCCCATAATCAGCGAAATAATATTCTGGAGTTTCATAAGCGTTCAATAGTCGTTGTCCATAATGTTCTGTTGGTACAGTTGAGTTTTTAGTACCTCTAACAGTAAAATCTTTATATACTTGTACCGTTGATTGTTCAAACCTAGCAAGTTTCCCATCTTCCCATGAACCAAAAAAACAACCTGGTAACGTTAGCATACCATCACTAGTAAATTTCATAGTCCTACCAGCTACCTTAAATTCCCATGAGTTACCCGCACTACCATCTATACCCAAAGAATTACCATCGCCAGAAGTTACATAACTAGCATTGCTATATCTGAAATTTGGCGCACCAAAAGATAAAAACGGTCTGTTATTACCATTATCCCACGTACTAAAAACCAAATTCCCCTGTGGATTTCTAATCATGAAACCACCACCAGTTTTCATGGTGTATGATACAATACCTGCATCAGCACTTACATAATCACGTGCTTCTAGCTCCATAATATCTTTGTTAACTTTTTTTGAATACCAAGTCATTTTGCCATTAGCAATACTTGTTCTATAATCAGCACCATCACTAATTAATGTAGTACCTCTAATAGTAATCCCTACTATCTCACCAGCTGTAATAAACGAGGCATTGAATCCGCCATCTAACGTCCATGCGGTGTCATACGTTCCATTAATACCAGTTTTAGAGAAACCAATACCAGCGTTGTTGATTTGCAAAACGTTCCGTGCAGTATTCTTATCTGGCGTGTCCATAATCAAAATACGACTAGGTGCTTCTTTAGGATCTAATAAAACATACCCACCATCTTGGCCAGTAATTATATCAGTTTGATGATCTACAATATCATTGATTAAATCACTGATTTCGCCACCATTTTTCAATTGATCAATGGCATCATTAATCAAATTGCTGACATTATTCTCTGTATTTTCTAAGAAGTTTGTTTTGACGTTTCCTACAACTAATTTATCGTATGAATTAGTTAAAACATTAAACGTATATTCCACGATTCTCGCTGACATATTCACTTTTAACTGTGGATGATACACATCTACTCCGTCACCCATCGAAACTTTTTCTAGATCAACAAATTTTTCATAGCCTCTTTGATGCCTCAATGGTACTAATTCAATAGAACCACTCACTTGTGGTTTTTGTTTATCTATGTTTGTTTTCAACCAGTCTTTAGCAACTTCCCTTAATGTGGCTACATCAGTCGCTTTGTCTTTAAAATCAACAAAAGAAACATATCCAGCAGGATAATCATCCACGTAATCCGTGAAAATAACTTCTTCTGGTAGAGTGATCTCGTCTTCTCCTTCTGAAGAACTGCTAATGAATGGATAAACTCCAACTAAAACGCTTTGAGCATCTATCTCTAAGTCAAGACCAGTTAAGTTTTTAGTATAAATCGCTTTGATTTTATGATCCGTGCCTAGCCTTGTTTCGTGATGTAATGTATTATTATCTTTTAGAAATTCCCCATGGAATCGATCTAGAATAGATCCCTCTTTTCCACCAAAGAATTCTAAAAAATTCGCTTTTTCTATCTTCACATTAGCAAGCGTATCTACTAACGATGAGAAAGAAAACTGCGAAGGAATAGCTGGTTTTGCTAAAACTTTTGCATTTTGCCATGCCTGAGTAGCAGTGATTTTTTCTGTTCCGCTGTCATATTTATTCAACACCGATTTTCTTATATCATTGAAAATAGGTTCAGCTTTTACTTCTATCGTATTTCCTGTTACGGAAGTCTTTGCATAATAAATCCGTAGACGTTGTTTTGCTCGATTTTCATCTACATAACACTGAATAATACGTCCTTCTACAATCAAATCTGCATTAGTTCCGCTTATTGGATAAGTACCCTGAAATATCTCGGCTCCGTTTAGTTTATTGCTAACAGTGGCTGCTAACCAATCTGACAAAGCACCTAAACCTTGCGTATCATATAAATGTTCAGCTAAATTATTCGCGTCATTTTTATCGTAAATAGTTATTAAATTATCGATCATCTATTTCACCTACCTTAACCCATTACGATAAATTTGTATTTTGCTCAAACCAGTACAGTTAAAATGATTAATATCCACTTGCAATGTCGGATATTGCATGGTCTTCATTTTGTTGGACCGATCTAAAATATCTCCGTCCGATTGCTCTTCGTAGCAAAGCATTAAATCACTATCAATGACTACATCAGTTCCTACTACTAAGCCTTCAAAACTAAACACATAATCATTTAAGATGAACTGGCATGAAGTAGCTGAAGGAGTGATGATAATCTTTGGAAAACTTTCTTCTAAACTATTATTCAGCAAACTAAATGACTGTGGTTTATCTACGGTTATAGGCACATCTTCTTGAACTCTTGCGAATGGTTTCGCAGTAATATTTACATCGAACTCTCCCCATTCAACAATATCGTTTTCTGCATCCCCAATATCGATAGTCTGGATAACATAATAGACGTTGGGATCATCAGAGAATTCTAATTTCTTTGCATAATTTAACCAATGACGCATGATATAAAACGATTGCTTGAACGCTTGATGGTCTTCCACATCTTCTAAATAGTTATAGTGCAATGTAAACGACATGTCTTCAAACGAGTAATCTTGTACTAAGCCACCTAACCTACCTAAAACAGAAGTTTCAACTCTCTGTCTTTTTGGAGAAGGTATGGTTGGTCTTTCAGCTAAAGCCAATTTATGCAAATAATCAGGAAATCCATCGATTATAGAATGTATACAATCAGTCATTTTTTCACATCCTTTTTAATACTAAAAAAACAGGAGAAATACTCTCCTGTTTAACGCCATGCCGAAGCATTATCATTTTGAACTTTTGTAATACTATCAATGATTTGTTGAGTTGTTTGCTTCATAGTAACTTCATCTGCGTTACCATCAATTGTGAAATTGAATTCGTAATTATTCACAGGTTGAATCGTTTGTGCTCTAGATGAAACTGAGGTGCTACTCAAGATACGATCACCAATTTCTTGCAGCACAGATCTTTTCAAAGGTAAAACTGCTTCAGGCCCTGCTTCACCGACACCGATAATATTCGGAGAATTAAACACACTACCTTTCGCATACCAATCAACACCCAACGTTGGGATTTTTCCCTTCAATGGATTGAATTCCCCACTCAATTTAAAATGTGGTAACGGAATATGTGGTATCGAAATATTCAAATTATCGAAAATACCACTGATTTTATCTCTAATCCAATCAATCGGAGCGCTAACAGTCTTTTTGATACCTTCCCAAATGTTAGCAATTGTACTTTTAACATTATTGAATATGTCGGAAACAATACCTGTTAGATTGGACCAACCGCTTGAAATTGCATTTTTTCCATCGTTTACTGTAGAGCTAATAGTGCTTGTAATTCCATTCCAAAGATTCCAAGCAGTATTTTTGATACCGTTCCAAATTCCGCTAATCCATGAAGATATACTATTCCAAACACTTTGAATGGCACTTTTAGCTGCATTTATAGCATTACTTATACTGCTAGTCACACTATTCCAGATATTTGATGCTGTAGAGCTGATTGAATTCCAAATTCCGCCTAACCAACTAGATACAGTTGACCAAACATTTTGAATTACTGTAGCAGCTGCTTGTACCAAACTAGTGATTGTATTCTTGATACTGTTCCAAATACTAGAAGTTGTTGCACTAATTGAATTCCAAATATTTGAAGCCGTAGTACTAATGGATGTCCATATACCATTCCACCATGCCACTACTGGATCAAATATAGTATGGAATGTAGTTACAATTCCATTCCAAGCGATGCTTACCCATTGTGTCATAGTATCCCAAGTGTTTTTAAGGAAATCAGAAATAGGTGTCCAAACAGCTTGCCAAGCTGCGCCTAATAACTGTCCAGCTACATCAAAAATACCCACGATAATATTAATACCGGCTTGAATCAATGACGTTATTAAGGTCCATGGTATTTGAACAATTCCTACAATGTCTGCCCAAATAATCGACCATACTTCTTTGACTCCGTTCCAAATATTTGAAACCCAATCAACGAATGCTTGCCAAGTCTCTTGGACTCCTTGCCAGATGTTGGAAGCTCCTTCAACTAATCCGCTCCATAGCTCTCCAAACCAATCAGAAACTCCTTGCCAAATATCTTGAACCCAATCTACAAATCCAGACCAGGTTTCTTTAACTCCATCCCAAACTGATGAGGCACCTTCTTTTATACTTTCCCAAGTACCACCCAACCAATCAGTGAATTTACTCCATATTCCCTTAAACCAGTCAGTAATTGCGCCCCAGTTTTTTATAATTGCTATAACTCCAGCAATAGCAGTAATAACTGCTCCTATTATTAATGTAGTAGGACCACCTAGAGCCATGAAGCCAACTATTATTGGCATTAATAAAGTAAATGCAGCAGTCAATCCGCCAATCGCTACGGCATAATCCTGTACTGGTTGTGGAAGATTATTAAACGCATCAGCCATCTTTCCTAGAAAATCAATTACTGGTTCGAGTGCATCTATGATTGTGTTGCCTATAGGAGCTAATGAATCCTTTAATTCAGCTATTTTTCCGTTTAATTCTTGTAACGGAGTAGTAGAATCTTCATTCATTTTTTGTGCAGATCCACTAACATCATCAAATGTATGGTTAACATCAGTCAAAGATTGGACAACTTTCATCGCGTTATCTTCGCCAAGTGCAGACCAAATTGTAGAAGCTTTATTTAATTGGTCGTATTGACCATCCATATTGCTAAAATCTTGAATCATGGAATTAATAACGTCTTTTTGTGTTCCTCCGCCATTTTTCCACTCTTCAAAAGCTTTTCTAGTACTTTCACTAAACATATCCATGTTTTGCTCAAATCGACCATCTGTTAACGATATTCCCATTTCCTTAACTAAGTCATTGACTTTATCAAGGTTATAAGCACCCGCATCTAAACCATTTTGAAGCATTCCGAACGTTTCATCAGCTGAATATCCCATTTGACTCCATAATTGGCTATATTCTGCCATATTGTCGCCTAATTCGTGCGTTTTATCTAAACCGTTTTGAGTACCCGAAACCATTAAATCCATTGCATCTTGAGCGCTCAAGCCGAAATTGACCATTAAGCCATTTACACCACGTAACGTTTCATCCATATCAGCGCCCATAGTGTTTTCTAGGACCATAGCTTGTTCCGTGATATTTTGTAAATCTTGATTATTTAAATCGCCTAAATTACGCTTTACCAAAATCAATGCATCTGTGGACTGATCTAACGATTCTCCAAAACCTTTATAATAAATGTCTCTGGCTACATTCGTTAATTCTTCAGCCTCTTGTTTAGTCAAACCAAAATTAGCTTGTATCTTACTCTGGGAACTACCTACACTGTTAGCTGAGTCCACTGCTTGTTTCCCTAATTCTGTAAGCTTATCGCCAATGTCGCTTAAAACGTCAGAAGCTTCCATTAAATTATTCATATCTATTTTGCTTCCGATATCGTCCAAGTTAGTTGTATCTACATTTTTAGCAGCTTGTCCTAACTCTTCAAATTCACGTTCAGCATCATTAAGCTTCGCCTCCATCTGCATTGCTTCTGTGGATGTAGCGCCAAACTCAGACTGTGTAGCTTCTAACTGTCGTCTCAGGATATCTATCGTTTTCTCTGCATTTTCAGATTGCTGAGAAACATATTCTTGGGCTTTCGCTAATTTCTCGGATTCAGAAGCTGATTGACCAGCAGTTGCTTGCCATTTTTTGTATTCGGATTCAATCAGAGAAACACTAGCTTGAACATTTTTTTGTTCACTATCCAACTGTTGCATTGTAGACTCGTACGTCTGTATTTCGCCTTTTGCTTGAGCTAGTGCATTACTCGTTTTATCAATTTCGTTTGACAAACGTTGTTGCGCTGTTTGTTGGTTAATCAGTTCTCTCTCAAGTTTCTGAACTTCGGTGGAATTTTCTCCATAATATTTTTTGGCATTGGCTAAACGTTGGCTAGTTACTTCAACTTTTTGACTTTGTAATTCATACTGCTTTTCTAAAGAAGATAATTTACTTCCTAACTTGTCTGATTCAGAACCAGTCTGTTGTAATTGAGCTTGTTCTAGTTTTAATTCTGCTCTATTTTTAGTTAATTCAGCACTGATTTCTTTTAACGTAGATTTCAATCCGTCATCGTTAGCTATGAATGTTACTTCTGCTTCTGTTCTCTTTTTAGCCATTTTTTACCTCCTTTCTTTAGTTTTTCTGGGATTTGCTTGTTGACAGAAACAAGCAACGCTACTGATTCATTCTTTTTACCATTCTCCAATCTAATGCCGTTCTCGGATATATCTTCTTCCAGTGATATCGCCGTTTCCCATAAACTGATATAACGATCAACATCGATTAATGGTTTAAACACTCATATCACTTCTTATCTAATTCTTTTCTCTTAGCTGCTATTGCTCGCTCCATCAAGGCACATTGCTCATAGCTTAACTGTTCAATAGTTTCAACGTTATCAGCTAAGAGCCCTAATTTATCTGTCTGCTCATTAACATATTCGATTAAGGTTTTGGTCATATCTTTACCCATCTGCTCATTGAAAGCTTCTAGAATCGTCTCTAGCATGCTTAATTTCTTTGTATCGATTCTAGGTGGTGTTGGAATATCTTCCCCTTGAAATACATATAATCCCAGTCCGTGTAGAGCCAATGCTTTCACAAAGCATCGCTTCAATGAGTTATTGATTTGCATAGCATTTGGTTTAACAACTGGTTGGTTTCGATAATCTAAAACAGGAAATAACTCTGTTTCCGTATGTCCTTTAACCGTTACTGAGACAGATACATAAGTCCCTGTTTCATCCATAAGAAAAGGTTTATATTCCTCAACAAGAAAGTCTTGATGAGTTCCAGAAACAACCCTGTAGTGTTTATACTCATTAATAGTTACCGTTGCCTGTGGATCATTCTTTTTCATAATCTCCCACGCGTGAGCCCAAGATAAATAATCAAAATTTCCTTTTTTCTTGAGAATTTTATTTAACTTACGACTAAAAAGTTTTTCAAAGTTCGTTGTCCCTTTGATTTCACTCATCAAATTCTGCCTCCATTTCAGCAATGTATTTCTTACCTGATCCGTAATAAGAGATATCAATCAAGTTATCTCTGTCGTACTCTTCTAGTGCATCAATCAAGCCATCTTCGATGACATAGATGTATTCAGGTTTTCTGGACCGCTTCGATAGATGAATAAGATAGACATGATCCCAAATACTCACAAAATTCCCCAAATCATCTTGATCACATGCTAGTTCTTCGTTCGTCAAAAGATTTCGTCTGATTTTTCGATTATTTGTTTCCTTGATATTCGACTTGCCCCATTCAGAATCAGTCAAATATTGATCTAAAGTGGAAAGTTCTTTATTCATATGCTAAAATTCTCCTTAGATATGTTTTGTTTTGTGACTCTATGCTTGCCGGCTGAGTCACTTTTTTATTTGTTGCCAAGCTTTTTGCTTATCAATATGTTGTTGGCTTAGGATGCTTGGTTTATTGTGTCTCCACCAGCGATTAGCAATTACCGTCCCTATTCTTAGCGCTTCAGCTCTATTCATTTTCATCACCGAAAAGTCTTTGTTGTCTGTTCAGTTGATCGATTTCCATGCGGATCGCAGTTTCTGGTAACCACATTTCAATAAACGAAACAGCATCATCGAATCTCTTACGAGGTAACTCGCCATATCTTGGGATTGAAAAGATACGTTTAAATTCAGACCAAAATTTTGAGAATACTTTTTTGCTGATTTCTTCATAAGCTCGGCTTTCTTTCCCCCCTAGAACTTCCATAACTTTCATATTTCCTTTTTGCTTAATTTCAAACTCTTGTTGTCCACTAATTCGCATAGTATCTTTAAGCATGGAAACATCTTTTTTAACATCTTTCATTTCTTCTAATTGATAGATCATCATGTCTTCAATTGTTTGAGGAACAGTATTCTTCCGAATAACATCTTCCATTTCATTGAATGCTTCAATGTATTTTTGTTTGAAATAAATAGCTTTCTTTCCTGTAAAACCCATAGCCAACAAGAAAAAACCATCTCTACTAATAAAGAAAACTCGTCGATTTCTGCCGTATGAATCTGGTTCATTACCTTCCACAAACATCTGCTCAAAATTGAGCACATCTTCTTTTAACTTTTCAATATCTCTCAAAACATTTTTGTGTTCTTTTTCAAAACTATCTGCGACTTGCAAACTCGTAGTCACAGCTTCTTTATTTTTCAAAATTACTAATTCTTGCATTTTTTCTTCTCTCCTTTTTGATATAATTAGTTAAAAACTGATGGTGATTAAAAATGAATATTATAGATTTTATTAGCCAAGTAGACTGGAAGAGTTTTGTTAACAACATTAAGGATTTTATTTTGCCTGTTACTTCTTTAATTTTTTCTTCCTTTGCTTTCTATATCTCTTACACGGATAAAAAGACTAAAAAATTTAATTTGAAACTAGATTTTTTTACCCCTTGCGAAGAATGGCTGGTAGATAGAGAAAGTGATGAAGAACCTGATGTTTATCATCAACATAAATTTAGAATTATAGACTCGGTCTTATTGACGAATAATAGTTCCTTACCTGTCACGGTAATCAAATTTACTGTTTCAGAAATGTCTGAAGAATTGAATGCTTTTACTATGATAGGTAACGATTATTCCGTGACAATAAAGCCGCCTTATAAAAACCTACCGAATGGTGGTCGTGCTTATTCCGGACAATCACTTAAAAAAATAGCTAATTTATCAAAGTTTCCTCCATTACCATTGCCAATAACAATTCCACCGTATGAATCTAAAATAACCACCTTAGTTTTTAGGTACGATGAATCTGTAAAAAATAAAAGAATAGAAATAAATGTTCATACCAGTAGAGGCATGTTAAAAATCAAAAGATTTGTTTCTTCATCTCAAATTTCACAGCTTGATACCGGCTATATCCCTCCGCAACTAGATGAATTTGATTAGGAAATTCTCCAGTTTCTTTTACAAATTCTTTGATGAGATCATTAAAATTTTCTTTCAATTGTTTTTCGTTTATAGTCATTAAACTTTTTTTCATTAGTCAGTCCCTCCCGGCTGGCTTTTTCGCTCTGTACTCAGCTTCATCAAGCCCCATAAAAATCCAGACCATGTAAACGATCGTTCCTATCAACGCTTGCCTGCTTCCCCAAAGTCCTAAAGCGTAGACGATTAGTGGTGCGCTGAATACTAATGTTCGATTAAACTTTCCCATGTTGACCTCCTTTTAAATACTGATACAAATGATTTTATCACTTATCTAACACAACTCCTTCTAAAAAATTTTTATAGAAAAATTCTCAATATAGCTTTAATACAGTGAAAATATTGTCTCATAATTCCACAAAAACTTTGAAAACAGTTCTTGAACACTAACTTTTTCATTCCTGAATCAAATTTATTTTGGAAATTTTACTATTCAAGAATAAACTTGATAAGTTTCAGGAAGATTTTTACTGTTAATCAAATACGTATGTTACAGTAGCACCGTAAAAAATATTATTTAAAGAAGCGTGTTTAAACATGCAAAATGTAAAGGAACTAAGTATTGTGGAAATGCACAAACTGTTGGTGGAGGCAATAATGCTTGGGGAAAATTGGGGCAAGTTGTAGGTGGACTTACCACAGGGGCAGTAGGTGGTGCAGGTTTAGGAACAGCAATTTGCGGACCAGCTTGCGGTGTTGTTGGAGGGTTATATGGAGCTGTCGCTGGAGGTGCTGCAGCTGGCTGGGATGCTCGAAAAAAATAAAAAAGGAGAATAAGTAGTATGCATATTAAAAACACAAAAACAACATTTATATTATCTTCAGAAGAGTTGAAAAATATTCAAGGTGGGAGTGCCGTGGGAGTTTTAGGCACTACTTTTTCTGGGGCAACAGCAGGAGTAAAACTTTGTTCAGCCGGAGGACCTTATGCAATAGCTGCTTGTGGTGTAGGTGGAGCTTTATTAGGTGCTGGATTCAGCATGTGGACCGGTGCGTAAACAATTAAAAAATATCAAACCTCAAGATTGGTTTGTGTCGATTACGAACATAGGTATGTTCTTTATCTTTTCAAAAGTTTGGAATGGACAGAACTTTTTACTAAAGCTTCTTGTGCTAGTTTTTATAATTATATTATTTGTCAAATTAAGCGAGACAAAACTTTCCATTTACGTAACTCAAAAAAACTTCTAAT